TGACAGATGCGTCAAGATCATGGGGTGATGCTAAAGTATCTTCAAATATTAGATTTTCAGTTCCTCCAGATTCATATGAAGAAATTCCATTAAATCCTCTTACACAATCTTCAAATGTTGTTTCTGTCTTAGTTTTATATAAAATAATTTCATTGTCAATTTTAATCATTCCATAATAATCAGGAAATCCATATGTGGATTCTACTACAATTGTTTTATCTCTATATCCAAGAGAAGATGACAATGTTGTAGACTTTACAACATTTGATGAATTTTCTATTTTGATATATTGATCTATATTTTGGAGGATGTCATAGATTCCTCCTTGCAAATCCAATGACTTATAGTATTCAACTAAAAATTCTTCTACAAGAGGAAAATTTTCTCTTACGAAAAGAGGAAGTTGACTTTCAATTACTGAACTGATTTTTACTCTGGTGTTGTTCATTTATTAATTTCTTACTAAATCGCCATTAAAGTAACTTGGGGAGAAAATATAGTTAGATCCTGATGAATCAGAACCAGACTCTATATTGTCTGGGATCATATTAATTTCAACTCTATTAATATCTAGTTGCAAATAAAGATCCTGCAAACCAATAATATCATTTGATTTTGGTATAGCAGAAACTTCTATAATGGGAGTGCCTCCACTATTTTTTGAAGTTGAAATAAGACTAACAGGATTTAATTTTATTTCACCCTTTTCATAGTCTACGGTCCCCAAATTATTTTGAATAACAATTGGTTCTGAATTTGATCCCAGATAGAATAAAAATATATTACCAGTCTTCATATCCGAATTGGGAGTATCTGACATAAAAACTGTTTGTGCTAAACCAGAAATATTAAATCCTGAGGATTTTATATTGTAACCATTTTCATTCTTGATGTGAAATTGATTTCCAAAACAAATCTCATATTCTGTAAGTTGATTAAGAGACGCTCTTAAGTCCCTTCTCATCTGTATTCTTGTAATATTTGAAGTTACAGATTTGTCAGAACTGTCAATTATATTTTGATATTTACTATACTTAAATCTTGCTCCATATTTGTTTATTTCTGTTGATTGCGAATACTTTGCAATATTTGCCAAAATAGTTGTCTTTACATCATCCGAAGAAGTTGTAAGATTTGGATTATAATAAACTTTTGAATCCGTTTCAATATAAAGTAATTTGGCATCTAAAATTTCAGGTACAATGCCAGCAACACTATATTTTCTTAGTTCACTTTTAATATTGTCTTTTATTGTATTTGATAAGAATGTTCCGTATTTTGGTTTTATTGTAATAAAAACTTTTCCATATTGAGGTGGAATCAGTTCCTCACCACCAAAGACATTTACTGACTCAGTTTCTATATAAATTTTTGGGATAATAACTTCATAATCAGATGATGTTACAGCACGATTTTGTGATGCATATAGTCTAGGCGCAAAATTCTTGATTGAAGATACAGATTCAACTTCAGAACCACCCTGAGAACTTAAATTTGTAGTTAATAGTGAAATACCATTACTAATAACATTTGATTTATTATCAATAATGCGCCCAGAGAAATTAAATGCATTCAAACCATTAGCACTCAATCCATTTGTAATAATATAAGATGCTTCTATGTAATTTTGGTTTTCTAGTTTTTCTCCAATAACACCATCTCCAAAAATTAGTTCATATCTTTGGTCTTGTATCTCTTGAATAAAAAAGACTCTTGAGGTGGAATCAACTTGAAGTATATTTAAAGCGTTTATAAATTTCTTAGAACTTGTACTTGTTTGATTATCTCTTACGCTTACTCTTATTGTTGAAGTATCAATATTTTGATTATCTAAAATATATCTTTGATTTTCATTCAAACTATCTACGGTAAAAGTAGATTTGACATAAGTTCCCTCATACACTTCAATGGAATCAAACGTAGCAATTCCATTTACAACAGCAACAGTGACATCATCTAATATTGAAAATGTATAATTTTCTGTTCCAAAAGTTGATGTTGTGCATACTAAACCCTTTTTCAGGGTTAAGGTTAGTGGATTGTATGTTAATCCTGTAGTATCAACAAAAAAACTTATAGTTGCTTTAGAACAACTTCTAGATCTAGGCACATATCCAATATTTCTTGCAAGAGAAACAACATTTTCTCTTAATGTTGCACTATCAATAAAAACTTCATTACTGATCATATTTGCATTATATGATGCAATGTAAGTATTATATGCTAGTGTGTCAACAATTGCTGATAAATTAGATCCCTCAAAATCATAATCAGTAAAATTCGAATTGGACCTCAAGTGTGACTTGATTGCCAATTTAATTTGATCGAAATCTAAGTTTGTAAAATTAACTAATGCCATTATCGTGTTGGTTGTAATGCAAATGATAATTGTTGTGGTAGTGCTTCAATGCCGATAATGTAATATCTAATTGTAACATTAAATTCATTATTTTCATAATTTGGTTCCACATCAACATCAATTAAATCTACCCTTGGTTCATAATTTATAATCGTATCTTCAATTTCAGATTGAATTGCTGATGCAGAAATTGAATCTATATTTTCAAATAAACTATTTGAAATGTTAGAACCAAGTTTTTGGTTAAAAAATCTTTCTCCAGGAACCGTATATACTAGATTTCGAATAGATCGAGAGATCGCAGTCTCATTAGTAATCGCTATTAGATCGAAATTTAAAGGATTAGACTGCATTGAAAGACTAATATCTTTAAATGATTTACTAACGCGCTCTAAAGGCATCTAAAAAACAATAAATCTATCTTATTTATCAACCAAAAATGGGTTCAGTTCCATATTCCCAATCATCATAATCATCATCATTACGAATTCTTGAGTGAATTTCATTTTGTGAAATAAAATCATGCTTTTTTTCCTCATAATTATCATTTAAAACTTCACGAAGAACTTTTTTTTGCTTAATTGCTTCAAAAATTCCATAATCTGAGGTTAAATTAGTGGTTCCCCACATCTGATACATGTAGTCTTTATCTTTGTCGGTCATTTTTTCTGATTTAGAGTTAATCGGAACTTTTTTTGGGGTTACTATCCCAGTAATCAATTAAAAATCCTCTTCTGAGGTAGTCTGAATCACTAATATAAGAATAATTTGAACTATTTAACACATTGTCATCGTACCAAACTGGTATTGCTACGTTATTACCATATCGAAAGTCTGGATTTCTTCTAAAATGAACTTCTATCAGTTTATTTCCAATAAATTCACAATTAATCCACTCATAATCACCTTTCAATTTGTTCAAAATTTCAGGGTATTCCACACTAATATTCAGTTTTTCCCATTTATCCCACTTATAAAGAGGGTTTTCCGGAGATCTATAACCTTTTACAACCAATTCAGACTTTTTCTTATAAAAATCTACAGATAAGTGATCACCACTAAAGACTTCACACCAAAAATCAGAAGGATGATAAGAATCTGTTTCTCTTTCAATATACTCTATGCGAGAAAACCGCCCCATTCCAAGTATATTGAAAGAAGGGCGAACAATATAAAAATCGGACTTTGGGACAGGAACCCCACAAGGTCCACATGTATATCCCAAAGTCCGACTTAAAAATAATTTATTATAAACCCAAAGATCCTCAAAGTGAATGTTATTCCATTCATCATGAGAATCTAAAAAGTACATGCTACTTACCTTGACCTCTGTAAGGTTTACGGGCATTGTTTCTACTGGTTGCAGCATACTTGGTGTGCTTTCCAGAACCCTGTCGGGTATTCTTTGGATGAGATTCCAATTGTGCTGTACCCATTTGTGATTTTTTAATTCCCATTAATTTTCCTCCAATTCAATTTCATTTGGGTCATACTCGCCAGTTTCATAATGTTTTTCAGATAATTCTTGCAAAATATCTACACATTCTTCATAAGTTAAGTCTTGATAAATCTTTCTTCCTTTATAAAGAATATTCATAAATCATATCACACGAGTCTTTTCATGTCCTACTCGAATACGTGGATCACACCAAATATTAAATCCTGCTTCTTTTGCATCAAGACAGAATGAAACATCTTCTCCACACATATCTTGTACAGCACCAGATTCAAAGACTTGCATCTTTGGAGCAAACCATGGATATTCAAGATTTTCAAATACTCCTTTCTTGATCAGTACCCAACCAAAACCTGTATAATCAACAGTAAATGGTCTACGACGCTTAGTGATACTATCAATGGTTTCATGATTCATAACACCACCATTTTGACGGAATTCTTCCTCTTCTAACCAATGAGCAACTGATGTTGTACGTCCATCCTCAGTACAATACCATCCAGCAACAACTTCCTTCTCTTCACCATCTTCATTCAATGCAAGATCACACAATTGCCAGAATTTCTCTGTGTTGAATACAATGTCATTATCAATCCATAGTTGATAATCATATTCTAGTTTCCCGTCCCAAGGAACTTGTTTTGGTCCCCTTAGAACATTTGCTCCAAGACACTTACATCTTGCAAAGTTTACCATGGATGAATAATCTTGTGAAATTTGAATACTCATTCCATTTTGTACAATATCAAAACATAACTGCACAAAACTTTTCAAAAATGTATATGAACATCCCCTACCAGGTAAACAGAATACGATAGATTTTCCTCGCATTCTTTCTTTAATTGCCTCATAGTCCCACTCGGGACCTTCGCTCTTAATTGGTGCTTTTGCTTTTACTGTAAATCCTTTTGCCAACTTTCAATCCTCCAATAAATGTTTAAAAGTTTTATTATTTACAATGCAATAAATGTTAGTTCTATGAACATTATACATTTTTGCTAGTTTTGTTTTTGTATGTTTTCCAAGATTATACAACTTTCTAATTTCTTTTGCTTGATCATCAGTAATTTTTGATGCTCCGTTTTTCCCACCTTTTTGGTTTCCACTATAGCATCTATTTTTTTTAACTTTATCTATCATATTATCAAGATGTGTTCCTGCAAATAAATGATGTGGATTTACACATTTACGATTATCGCATTTGTGTAGACAATGAAGATCATTTAATGGTTCTGCATAGAAAATTTCATATGATACTCTGTGTGCTTTTACTACTTTTTTTCCAATAGAAAAAGCACCATATCCATATCTATCAATTGCTCCTTTCCATTCCCAACAATGGTGTTCATTGAGAGTATCAGGTAATTTGTTGTAAAATCTTTCTACTAAACTCATAAGTAAAAACAACCTTCATTTCAATTTTATCAGTTTATATATGTTCTTGTCAATGTGATGAATTTAGTATGATCTCCTTACTAACATATAACTCCTCAAATGATAAGTCCTCAATACTATAATCAGTTTTCATCAAACCAACCATATTATTGATCGTATTCCAAGTCGTATGAAAATCTTCTTCTTTCACTGAGTGAGCAATACATTTATCCTTTGCATAGATGTGATAAACCTTTTCCATATAAAAAATATCTCCGGATTTTTTTCGGGTCACATTATTTTACGACAGCATTATATATGATAACTATCAAAAACCCGATCGGCATCCCAATCCAGGTAAAACATTGCCTCGGATACCTTATCAACCAACCCACAAAGACAACTTTCCAGAAGTTCCAATATGGGGATCTTCTGTGAATCTTATAGTTCATTTGATGAATGGGGAGAATGTGGTTTCCTTTTCATTTAAAATATCACTGTAAATTGAATTTTTAACTTTATTTAAAATATCCAAAATTCTATTATCATTTTCATTAACTGCTAAAGTTTCAATATCTTTTATTTTTTGCTTTTGCCATTCTAAATGAGCTTCTTTGATTGTGCAGTAGGTTCCAAGATATTTTCTTTTTATTGATGCAGAGTACTTAGTGGTTTTCATTTTCTTCGTATTTGATAATGAAACACCAAGAGGATACTTTCCTCTTTTTTTAAAACTCAACACATTAAGTAAATTATATGTTGTTATAATACAATTTTTTGGATTATATTCATTCCCGTCAACTAAGAAAAGTATAGAATCTTCCTTTAAATTTTGTTTCTCAATCCAAGAGTTAAAATTAGAAAAGGTTTTCCACTCTTCACAAATTTTATTTTTTCCTTTTTTTACTTTTAAAAGTATTGCATACCATCTATCATAATTCTTCTCATTGCGAGATAATACATCAGAATCATTAATTCCTATTCCATATACTTTTACTTTTTTACTAGATTCACTAACACTTTTTCTATACTCATCATCTCTCTTCCAAGATTTTTTGTTATCTTCAATAGAACACCATTCCAAATTACTTACATGATTATTATGTTTATTTCTATCCTTATGATCTACTGAATCATAATTATGAGGATTTGGAATAAAGGACTCTGCAACTAATCTGTGAATATTAACCTTCTTTTGACGCAGAAATTTTCCATTCTCATCTCTAATTGAGACGTTAATGGAAGGATACTGATACTTCTTATGGGATGGATTACCCCTCAGATGCGTATTCAGAGGTATTAATCCATATTCATTTAACTGAACATCCCTATCATACTTACCCGGTTCTCTATAGGCTCTTCCATCATTTCTGATGTAATATCCAGGATATTGAGTCTCTTTTATATTGTCCGAAATTTTTATGGGGGGAAACTTTGGGGGATTAATTTTTTCCGCTTTATTTCTCAGATAGTATCTTCTTCGTGCATCTTTTTGTTTTTGTGGATCTTTATACGGCATTTTTTATTTCCGGAAAAATTTTTATAAGAGAGGAATAGAAAGGTCGAAAAAGACATACAGTGTAGGTTAGGGTAGTTTCGTTTTCTTATAAGGGGGGGGCCTTATAACGGCACGCCCGCCTATAAGAATAACAAATAAATCGCAATTACTGCCAATACGAATAACGAACTAATCACGAATAAGTGTTTATAAGAATAACGAACTACATCTATAAGGTCATATAATAAACTCGTAAGGTCACTGTCTAACACGAATGACCTTACGAGTAAGTATCACATTAGAACGCGATTTCCTCCAGAGTTGGAGTATTCAAAGCGACTGCATGTTGCACGAAGTCATTGATGTTTTCTTCGGTGATTTCGTTCACGAGTGTATCAAGAATCTGAAGAATCTGATCACCAGTGTTGCCTTGACGAAGAAGACTCAGTGCAATCGAACGGGACATAATAACGGAGAAAAGTGTAATGAACTGTAAGGGGTTAGTAAGTATAACTAACCCCACGAAGATTAGACTCAGGCAGCGAT